GAGCATTATGGGGATGGAAAAGACTCAAAGAAGGTAGAACCTAAAGTAAGGGCTGGCATGGATTTATTAGAGTTATTGATTCTATCTAAGGAAGATGAAGAAGTAGTAGAAGACTTAAAAGATATTGAAAAGTCTAAGACTGAGAAATCTGAGACTGAAAAATCTATCAGTGACTTTGTAGTACCTAACAAACCTATGTATAGAATCTTTGAAATAGATGATATTCATGAACTGAAAGGGTTTAGTGGACAATGGTTTGTTCAGGAAAAGTATGATGGTATGAGAGTCCAATTACATAAGATAGATGATAACATTAAAATATATTCTTATAATGAAAAAGACATTACTGCTAAATGTAAAGAGCAAGTAAAGGAATTAAAAAAGAAACACTTCGGCGATTGTATATTAGATGCTGAATTAATTCTATTCGACGGTGACGAACCCCTACATAGGGCTGACACTATTTCCCATGTATTCAAAGATAAATACAAAGATGCTGAATTAAAGTGCCATGTGTTTGATATTATTAGACATAACGACCAGAACATGGCAGAAGAAGAATTATCAGAAAGGATGAAAACACTATTTAATAATTACTCTTCTCGTTCTTCTAATAATTTAGTATTCCCTTCTAAGCAAGATACTAGGGAAGCAGATAACATAAAAGATATTGAAGAATATTCTAAGGCTATTATGGAAATGCCTACTTCTGAAGGAGTAGTTATTAAAGACGCTACTTCTACCTATTATATCGGTACTAAAAAGAACCCTAAGTGGATTAAGTGGAAGAAGTTTGTAGACTTAGATGTTATAGTGCTAGATAAGAAAAAGACAAAAAGTAATTTATATTCTTACACTGTTGGTATAGACTTAGGACCGACTGAAGAAGAAGGCAAATACATTAAAGAATTACAAGGTAAAAAGTATATGGATGTAGGTAAAGCCCTCAATACTAAAATATCTGTTGATGTAGGAGATATTATCAGAGTTAAAGTAGATGAAGTGAAGAAATCAGGAGAAAGATTTACTTTATATTCAGCAAAGGTTATTGAGATACCTGAAGTAGATATGCCAGATAAGTTAGTTACTTTGGAATTGCTGGCTAAAGATACTAAGAAGTCATTAAACTATGATGTAAGGGCCTTAGAGAAGGGAGTTCAAGTAACTGATTATATTCATGGTGACGCAACTATTATTATTAAATCAGACTTAGATGGCTTTACTATATATGGATTTGAAGAAGACAATCTAATGTCTAAGAATGCTTTAAATGATTTAGATATGTGGAAGTCTAAAGTAGAAGAAATAATGAAAACTAAACAAAGTAAATTAACAGTTACTATATTCAACTACTTAAAAGAAAATGGAGCAAAGACTCCTAAAGAAGTACATAATTACTTAGTTAAAAACACAGGTTCTCTTTATGAAGATGTACTAGACTCTAATAGCAAAAAAATACAACAATGGTCTGATAATAGGGAAGGTATTTCCTTTGAAGAAGGAAAGTTATTTGCTGACAATGATAAAATAATGTTAGAAAGTGATAACATTATTAAAGCATATAAAACTCCTGAAGAATACCAATCTGGACAGTTTAAGATATATTCTAGAGAAGATGATAATGTTAATATTGTAATGAAATTAGGTGATGAATCAATTAATTGGAATATTGATTTAGAAGACCAAAAGGAATTATTTGATTTATTCGGTAAGGCAGGTAAATATCCTGCGGAAGTTGCTAGAACCTTTGAAAGAGAAAAGGTCATTGATTCTGGAAAAGTTAAATTAGGCGTTCAAAGGCATGGTTATCATGAATACTTTTTAGAAGGGAATAAGTTTGAGACTAAACTACATGTTAGAGTAGTACCTGTGAAGGGTAAAAGCATGTGGTTGGCTTGGACTGGCTACAAACAAACACCTGCCGATAAAGAAAACGATGATGGGCTTTGGAATATCTATGAAGATAAGTATAACAAATTAACCATACCGAGCGAAGATTAGCCGTTCTTTATATAGTGGAAAGAGCAAGGAAGGGTTGAGGCAACATGTCACTTCTAATGAAGAGATACAACACCGAAGATTTAAGGATATTGAAATCAAACGATGATTTAATGATTGGTGGATATGCTTCGATTGAAATTGTAGATAAACAAAACGACTTAATCACACTCAAGGCACTTAACGAAGCAGTAAACAAATATATGGAGAACCCGAAGTTTAGAAATGTAATGACTAATCATTCTAATGTTCAAGTCGGGGAAGTCATAAAAAATTATAGAGATAAAAACGGTAGACTTTGGAAAACAGAAGTAGATGATGTAGGATTCTTTGTAGTAATTAAGTTAAGAGACGATATAGAAAAAGCCAAAGAAATTAATAGAGGAATTAGAAAAGGTTCATTAAGGTCATTTAGTATAGGTGGACAAGCATTACAAAAAGTAAAGAAGAATCACCAAGAATTAGGCGACTATAACGAAATAAGTAAATTAGAACTCCATGAAGTAACAATCTGTGAAAAAGGAATAAACCCAGAAGCACGATTTGATATTCTAAAACAAGACAAAACAAACAAAAAAGAAGTGAGTAAAATGACTAAAATTGAAAAAGCATTAGCAGAACTAGACGCACTTATGGAAGAAGTGAATACTCTTCGTAAGGAAGAAACAGAAGAGATGGATTTACCTGAAGAAGAAAAGGGAATGCCTATGTTGGATGAAGAAGAAGAAAAGGCCGAATACATGGATGATGAAGAACAGAAAGCATATGTTTCTACTCTAGATGGTGCAGGTGTTGAAATCGGAAATCCTGCTGACAGAGTAGTAATCAACAATGGTAAGCCAGTAAGTTCTGATTTACCTGTTGTTAAGGCTTTTGAGAACAAAGACCTAGAGACTCTTGATTTATCTGTTTCTAATATTGAGAAGGCTTACGGTGCTTTCCGTCAAGAACAACTTGAAAAGTTGGCTTACGATAACCTCCAAAAGTCTTTTGAAAACCGTTTTAACTCCGAAGTTTCTAATAAAGAACACCTTCTCGCAAAGTCTGAATATGACGCACAAGCAGAAATTTCTTCAATGAAGAATGAGTTTGCTCAACTGCGAAAGTCTTTAACTGCTGAAAAGGATTCAATTATTAAAGCACAAACAGAAGCAACAATTACACTCCCAAGCATGGATGAATTGGCCGAAATGAATTGGTCTGACATTCACAAAATGGTAGGAGGTCAATAATATGAGTTATATTAACACAATCGCAGACTTAGAAGCACGAACCTATGGAACAAAGACCTCTGGTGCAATTAGCAATCAATTGCTTAAAGCCGCTGGTGGTATTCAAGGGATTCATGGAGGCCATGATTCAGTAGGACAAGCCGCATCAACAAGCGGTATTAACGGTAATCTTTACAATCAAATCTACGGTCAAAAAGTTTGGTCTATGCTAAACCGAGAGTGTAATGCACTATCTATCATCGCAAAGCGACCTTATACTTCAAGTGGTTGGAGAGTTCTTTCCGACAGACCTGCTGGTGGAACGGGTAATTCTCTATCTATTGGTGTTACTGGCGATACTAGTTTAACAACTCTTGGTAGTGCAACTCTTAGAGCAGATTTGATTGGTGGCGTTCCTGAAAATGCTGGATTAAACACAGCAAATGATGGTCTTGGCCCAATTGCACCTACTTACACTACACTATTTACAAGCCCTAAAATCGTTGCTCATCAATTTGATTTCAGCGAATTGGCTATGGAAATGGCTTCTATTGACGACGGTATCGGTGATATTAGAGCGCAACTAAGAGAAGACATGGGTAAGCATCACGCAGAAGTTCAAAATGCTATGCTTGTTATGCCTTTAGAAAACTATGATGCAGGTTCAGCAGTTGCTACAACCACTGTTGCTAACATTGATAGAAACTATACTTCTCTATATAAGGTTATTACTTCAACTGCTGAATTAGAGGCTATGGAAACCGCTAATCTTGTTGGAGATGCAGACGGAACCGCTTGTAGTCATCTTTATGGCTCAAACAGAGATGCAGGGTCTTTCTTAGACTCTCAAATCTCTTTCGGTGCTACCTATGCTTCTACTGCTGCTCGTCAAATGACCTTAACTGTTCTTAACGCTATGATTCGTGATTTGCGAGTTGCTGGTGGTTCACCAAAGGTTATTCTTACTGGATATGATACACTACAAACTCTTTCTGACCTATTACAAGCACAAGAACGCTTTATGGATAGAAAGGAAATCGTTCCAACAGTGAACGGTGTTCGTGGTGTTAAGGGTAGTGAAGTCGGATTCCGAGTTTCAACATACTACGATATTCCTTTGATTCCTGTTGCGGCTATGCCATCAACAGGTGTTAATAGTTCTTGTATCAGTGATATGTTGTTCTTAGACACAGACCATCTTTGGTTGTCTGTTATGAAACCAACTCAATACTTTGAAGACGGTATCGCTAATGGAAACCCATTCGGTGTCGGAACTCTAGGAAACAAGGCACTATACCGCACTATTGCGGAAGTAGGCTGTTCTTACTTTAAGGGACAGGGGAAGATTACTAACCTTCTTTGAGGTTAGTAAAACAAAAAAAAATGGAGATGATTATATATGGCAGCATTAACAACAAGCGTGAAACTAGAAATGAAATTAGAAGGAAACCGAAAGATAGTGTATTTAACCTATGCTAATGGTGGAAGTGGTGCGGGCGACACTTTAGCCGCCGGCCTATTTGGTTCTATTACAAGCATTGAAGCAGTAATACTCAATGACTCAACGGCAACAGGGGCATTTGTTACTACGGTGGCATTCCCAGCAACTTCGTTAGTAATAACCACTACTGCGGCAACCGGAACACTATTGATTATTGGCGAGTGAGGTGTTTTAAGTGACTAACACTGTAACACTATTAGCCGACCATATCGGTAATGCACGACCTTATGTGGTTGGGCATCAATATGTATCAATTGGCGATTTATCTGTTTCTGCTTATAGAACAGGTTCACCTGCTAATGCGTCATCGGGATTAGATGCCGCTACGGATGAAACAATTACAAGAGATGATGCAGACGGTTCATGGCTTACTGACGGCTTCGCCGTTGGTGATTATTGCACTATCGTTGGTTCAGCAGGGGCTAATGACGCACACTTAATGCAGATTAAAACTTTAACGGCTACGGTTTTAACAACCGATGCAGATACGGCACTTTCAGCCGATACTGGTTCTGGTGAAATTGTCACCCATGCTGGCGAAAAGGTTTTAGCCAGTTCATTC